TTAAAGGCTCTAATGATAACGACTTAACTGTCTTAATTGATGTCATTGTAAAAAAGGCACAAACAAAAGATGGTGAGTTAATGTTTGATTTAGAAAGTAAGATTAGGATGAAGAAGTTTGTTGACCCAGATATCATTGGCAGAGTTGCTAGTCAAATTCTTGGAACATCAACAGATGATGTTTCTACCTTAAAAAAAAAATAAATTCTGACGCAGATTTAAGATTCCATTTTTTCTTAGCAGAAAAGCTACATAAAACTATTGGCGAGATTTTACAAATGCCTGTAGAAGAATTTTCTATGTGGATAGCTTATTTTAATATCAAAAGTGAAGAAGAACAAAAAGCATTGAATAAAGCAAAGATGCAAGGTAAAAGAAGATAATGACTAGAAAACTCAATATTGACATTCTTGCAAGAGATAAAACAGTCAGAGCCTTTAATTCAGTTAATCGTGGACTTGGAAATGTTAAAAGAAATGTTTTTAATCTTAGAAATGCCTTAATTGGTATTGGTGGAGCGGCAGTATTAAAAGGATTTTTTGATGCAGGAGTTCAGATTGAAAATTTAGGTGTTCAATTAAACGCATTATTTGGGTCGGCTCAAAAAGGACAACAAGCGTTAGAAAAAGTCACAAGATTTGCCGCAACTACCCCATTTGAATTAAGAAATGTTCAACAAGGTATTACTGCTTTAGCAGTTGTTGCAGATAAAGCAGAAGAATCTGGTGTATCTTTTGAAGAATTATTAAAAATCACAGGCAACACAGCAACTTTATTAGGTAATGATTTTGCATTAGCTTCTCTACAAGTACAAAGGTCATTTAGTGCAGGTATTAGTTCAGCAGAACTATTTAGAGAACGAGGTGTTCGTTCTATGGCAGGATTCCAAGAAGGTGTCAGAGTTTCTGTTGATGATAGTATTAAGGGATTAGCAAAAGCATTTGGTACAGGTGGTGAATTTGGGAAACTTACAGATGAATTAGCGAAAACCACATTCGGTACTATATCAAATTTAAAAGATGCATTTTTTCAATTTCAAGTTGCGGTTGCATCTGGATTTTTTCCTGCCTTAAAAAGAGAATTAGGTGATTTAAGAAAAGTTGTTGAAGAAAATGATAAAGCAATTCAAGATTTGGGAAAATCAATAGGTGAAAATCTTGTTAAGGGATTTGAAAGAACACAAGAAGTTATTATTGGCGTCACTCCTGCACTTAAACAAATCAAAACTTTATTTGATGGTATTATTGATGGTTTTTTAAAATTACCTAGTGAAGTTCAAACCTTTGGTTTTATTGGTGCATTTTTATTTGGTAAAAAAGGTGTTGTTGCACTGGGTGCATTATCATTAGCTACAAATAAGCTCAATCATATAAAAAAATTAATGAATGAATTTTTGCTTTTTGGTGAGCAAATTAAATTCGATATTTTCACTGCATTAGGTTTAGATAAAAGTGCAGATAAAACATTAGAAACAATATTAGAATTACAAGAAAGAATAGGAAAATTAGATGATGCTATATTTGAAGCAAGTCAAAAAGGACCAATAGATGTAGAAATAAAGGTAATGAACAATGCCTTAGCACAAGGTCAATTAGGTGCTTTAAATACGAATTTAAAAAATACTAAAAAAAATATAGACACATTAAAAGAAGCTATGGATGGATTTAAAACAGGCTTCAGAGGTGCTATGCAAGATGCAATAAAAATTACAGATGATTTTCAAAAGTTAGGCAAAAAAGCATTTGATGGTTTTGCTGATAGTTTAACTGATGCCATAATGACAGGAAAAGCAAATTTTAAAGATTTCGCTAGAAGTTTATTAGCTGATTTATTAAGAATAATAATCCGTCAACAACTCGCAGTAAGATTGCAACAGATATTAGGATTTACACAAGGCATATCATCTGGTGGTGGTTTCTTTGCAAGTATCCCCAAAATATTTGGATTTGCAAATGGTGGTACTCCACCTATGAATAGACCAAGTTTGGTGGGTGAAAGAGGACCAGAATTATTTGTGCCTAAAACTTCTGGAACAATTATACCTAATGAAAAAATAAATAGTGGTAGTACAAATATAAACTTCACTATCAATACTGTGGATGCACAAGGTGTTGATGATTTGATTACAAATAGACGAAGCACTATAATTAATGTTATTAATGATGCGTTAAATAGACAAGGGAAGGAAGCATTAGTTTAATGAGTGGCACATATCCAACATCACCAACATTTAGAGCATTAGGATTTAGTTCCGAGCAAAAAACAATCACATCTACTACAGACAGTGGTAAGATGTTTAGCGTTCAAGTGGATGGTCAAAGATGGAAGTTCTCAGCTTCATATGCACCTATGGGAAGAACTAAATTTGCTCCTGTTTATGCATTTATAATGAAACAAAGAAGTCAAAAAGAAACATTCCAAATAGTTCCACCTGTTATCTCTAGTGCCAGAGGACATGAAGTAAATAATGTTGCAGTTAATGGAGCGCATACCGCAGGTGATACAACCATAGCAGTAGATGGACATCATAATAATTCAGCAGGTGCATTTAAAGCAGGTGATTTAATTAAATTTGGTAGTCATAGCAAAGTCTATATGATTGTTGAAGATGTCACTCCATCAGGAAACGCATCTACAATAACTATAGAGCCACCACTTAGAGAAAATTTAGCTGATGACGCAACAATCACTTATGATAATGTTCCATTTACTGTAAGACTAACTAGTGACATTCAGCAATTTAATACTGACAATATAGATTTATATAGATTTGAAGTAGATTTAATAGAGGCATTGTAATGACTAGAGGATTATCTAGTAATCTTACAACTGAGTTAGCCAATCAGAATATTAAACCTATTGTCTTAATAGAAATACTATTTCCAACACCTCAAAGAATAACTAATCATTACAAAGATATAACTCATAATTCAAACACTTATACATCTAGTGGACATCTTCTATCTATTGGTGGTAAAGCTGAAAAATCAGAATTAGATGTAGGTAATTTCCAAATTGAATTATCAGCAGTAGATAGTGCTTTTGTATCTATTGTTTTAAATAATAATGTTAGTAATGATGAAGTCACTATTGATATTGGGTTATTAGATAGTGCAGATGCACTGATAGACACATTCAATTATGATACAGGGTTTATTGAAAGTTTTTCTATTGATACAAATACAGGAAGATTAATTTTAAGTTGTACTTCTCACTTTGCAGATTTTAGTAGAGTAGCAGGAAGAAAAACAAATGAAGGCAGTCAACAAGTTTTTTTTTCATCTGATAAGGGAATGGAATTTGCGGCATTAACAGTTCAAGATATTTTATGGGGTAGAAAATAATGGGTTTCTTTATTCCAATACTAACTGCAATAGCAAAAAGTGTCATTACTGGTTTTGCTATATCTAAAGCAATATCTTGGTTAGCACCAAAGCCTGAAATACCTGAATTTCAACAAGATGCAGAAGCACAAGGGGTATTGGTCAATAAACAATCTAATAATGCTAATATTCCTGTTATCTATGGAACAAGAAAAGTTGGCGGAGTTCGTGTATTTTTAGAAACATCAGGAACAGATAATCAATATCTTTATGGTGCAATAGTATTAGCAGAAGGTGAAATAAATAACATAACTTCAATAATTGTTGATGATAGTGCAGTGACTTTTAGTGGCTCAATAGCTGACGGAACTACTATTACATCTAATGACAGTAAATATGGAACTACCATACAAGTACAACCATTCTTTGGAACTGATGGACAATCAGCTTCATCACTACTAACGACATTATCGTCATGGGGAAGCAATCATAAACTATCTGGCATTTGCTACCTTGCCTTTAGAATTACTTGGGATGCAGATAAATATTTAGGAATACCAACTATTCAAGCAGTCATTCAAGGAAAAAAAGTGGTTAGTTATAATGCAAGTTCTGTAGCACAGACTGCCGCCTTCTCTACCAATCCTGCTTGGTGTTTATTAGATTATTTGACAAACACCAGATATGGAAAAGGAATTGATACTGGTGATATTGATATCCCTAGTTTTTATTCAGCTAGTCAAACTGCCATAACACAAGTGACACCTTATTCTGGTGGTAGTGATATTAATTTATTTGACTGTAATGCAGTTATTGATACAGGACAAAAGCTAATAGATAACACAAGAACAATTCTAAAAGGAATGAGAGGATTCTTACCTTACGCACAAGGTAAATATAAACTTATCATTGAAACAACAGGCTCAAGTGTCTTAACACTAAACGAAGATAATATCATAGGTGGAATCAAGGTATCAAGTGAAAGAAAAAATGAAAAATATAATCGTGTTCAAGTAAACTTTGTCAATCCAGAAAAGAACTATCAATCAGATACGATTGTTTATGATACAGACCATGCCACATTAAAAACCGCAGATGGTGGTTTCTTACAAGAAGGTGTTATTGATTTACCGACTATCACTAATCCATACCAAGCTTTAGAGTTTGGTGAGATTGTTTTACAAAGAAGTAGAAATAATTTAGGACTACAACTAACTGCTAATTATACTGCTATGAATTTAGCTATTGGTGATATTGTGGCAGTCACTTCATCTATTACAGGTATGTCTGCTAAACCTTTTAGAGTTGTAGGCATGGCAATCAATCCTTCTTTTGAAGTTTCATTATCATTAATAGAACATCAAGACGCTTGGTATACTTTTAGTGAAAAAACAGAAGTTGCTACTGTTCCAGATACTACATTACCAGACCCTTTCACAGTACAACCCCCTGCTTCAATTACCTTATCAGATGAACTGATAGAATATGCCGAAGGTATTACCATTACCAGATTAAATATAGATATTACATCAAGCACTGATAGTTTTGTCCGTCAATACTTAGTAGAAGCAAAACTAGATACAGAAACAAATTTTAAAGTTGTTGGTCAAGGTGATGATTTAAATTATGAATTACTGAATGTTATTGATGACCGAACTTATAATGTGCGTGTCAAAGCAATCAACAGTTTAGGCGTATCAAGTGCTTTTATTACTGCTGATAGAAAAATTGTAGGTGCTACAGAGCCTCCAACAGATGTTAAAAACTTTTCTGTAAATATGCTTGGTAGTTCTCAAATGCAATTAAATTGGGATGCTAATATTGATTTAGATATATCTTTTTATGAGATTAGATATCAGAATGTCACCTCAAATGCACAATGGAATAAATCAGTAAATTGGCTACAAGTTCCTAGAACATCTGGTACATCAATTACAACTAATATCAGAAGTGGTGCATTTTTAATAAAAGCAGTAGATAAACTTGGAAACGAAAGTAATAATGAAACCATAATATTCTCTAATATTGCAGAAATTACAGAGGGTTTTAAAAATATTCAAACACTTACAGAAGATATAACAGCAGGTACATTTGATGATGATGTAGCTTTAACTGATAGTAGTGGCACGACATCTATAGTTTTAGATACTAAAAATGATTTTGATGATGTAGTAGGAAACTTTGATAGTGCATCAGGTAATTTTGATTTAGGTGGTGCAGATAGTAATATTGATGATGAGGGATTTTATACTCTTAATCAAAGTTTATCTCTATCAGCTATTTATGATGTTTCATTTATTAAGAGCATCACAATAGACCAAATAGAAGACCCATATGACCAATTTGATAGTGGTAGAGGTGTTGCTTTATTTGATGATGCACCTGCACCTTTTGATGGTAATGACCCTACCAATGCTACTGCACAATTACAGATAGCTACATCAACCACATCTTTAGATAATGCTACTGAATTTCAACCAATGAATACATCTACTACTTTTAAAGGTAGATATTTTAAATTTAAATTAAGACTTGCTAACAAGAACAATAAAACTAGAGCATTTGTATCTGGAATATCTATTGATGTTAAGATGCAGAAAAGAACTGAAACAGGGGAAGATGTAGCGAGTGGAACAACTACAAAGACAATAACATTTACTAATCCATTTTTTGCTATACCGAGCATTGGAATAGCTGCTCAAAATATGGCAACAGGTGATTTTTATTCTATTAGCAATAAGTCAATTTCATCTTTTGATATTGTATTTCAAAATTCAGGTGGTAGTAATATAGATAGGACTTTTGATTTTGTAGCCATTGGGCATGGGTTGAAAAGTTCATCATAATGAGGTAAAAAAACAAATATGAGCCAAGTATCAGACGTATCTATAGCTAATCAAGGTTTCTCAGCTTTTAGAACTGAATTAAATAATATTTTAGGTGCATTGAACTCCATGCACTCTGGAACATCAAGACCTGCATCAGCAACCACAGGCACTATGTGGCTTGATACAACCAACTCAGGCTCTAATAGTTTAGAAATAAAATTCTTTGATGGTAGTGATGATATTTCAGTTGCTACTGTTGATACTTCAGCAAATACAATCAATTTTTTAGATAGTGTAGTCACAGGCGTAAATATCGTGACTGATACCAGTCCGCAATTAGGTGGAAACCTAGATATCAATGGAAACGACATTGTATCAACAAGTAATGGTGATGTAGATTTAGACCCCAATGGTACAGGTCTTGTTGTATTCAAAGGTAATAGCACTAAAGGTGCAGGACAGTTTAAGTTAAATTGTGAAGTCAATACACATGGGGTGACAATTAAAGGACCACCACATAGTGCGGCGGCATCATATACCTTAACATTACCGAACAATGATGGTGATGCAGACCAAGTTATAAAAACAGATGGCTCTGGTGTTCTTAGTTTTACATCAGTTAGTGCTTTAGCAGGTTCAGGTATTGAAAATGTTATAGAAGATACAACACCACAACTAGGCGGTGATTTAGATGTCAATGGTAATCAATTTGTATCTACTTCAAATGGCAATATTCAATTTACACCTAACGGAACAGGTAAAATATTATTTGATAATGTAGCTTATTCACCTACAGGAACTTTAACAGATGGTGCAACAATAAATTGGGATACATCAGCTATCCAAGTAGCCCAAGTGACTTTAGGTGGAAATAGAACTTTTGCAGCACCTACAAATTTAATTGATGGTGCATTTTATGCCTTAGTGATTATTCAAGATGGTACAGGCTCAAGAACTGCCACATTCAACTCTGTATTCAAGTTTGCATCAGCAACAGCACCTACACTAACTACAACTGCAAGTGCTAGAGATATTATAGTTTTTCAATCAAACGGAACAAATTTATATGAATCTGGAAGGAGTTTAAATCTTACATAATGTTTGCTTTAGTAGAAGATGATGCTTTTGTTAGGATAGTTAATTCTAATAAAGGAATACAAATAGATGATAATCAATATCCTAAAACAATTTTTTCATTATGGACAAACGCTGAAAGGGAAGCGATTGGCATATATGAAGTCGTCATGGACACAACTAATCAAAAAGATGAAGCTTACTATATCAATACT